TATTATTGATGATAGATAAATGCAAATAATTAAAGACACCATTGATTTCTCTCTCTACATGAAAGAGACAGACGCTCAGGCCAAGGTCAAGAGCGCATTCATCTACTCTGATGTTCTCAAGGAAAAACTCAGACTTAAGAAGACGGTCAATCCGATCTGCTTGCCTTGGTCTGGACAGCGAGACAACTTTGAGTTTCGCAAGGGTGAAGTAACCCTGTGGGCTGGACAGAACAGTTCAGGCAAGTCCTTGGTCACATCTCAGATTGCTTTGTCCTTGATGGGCCAAGGTGAGAAGGTAGCTATTGCGTCTTTTGAGATGAAGCCTGTCACAACTTTGCAGCGTATGGCAAGGATGTGGATTGGCATGAACCCTATGTCTCCTGAGTTTCAGTCAGATGAGGGTTTTAAGCAGATTGATGACCTGTTTGACCAGTTCAGCTATTGGACTGACAACAAGCTTTGGTTGTACGACCAGATGGGTGCTGTATCGCAAGACTTGATCATTGGAATGTGCCGGTACTGTGCAAAGGAGCTTGGAATTGGTCACATCTTCATTGACAACTTGGCAACCTGTGTCATGGGTGAAGATGACATGTCTGGTCAAAAGAACTTTGTTTCTGAATTGATCAACATTGCAAGGGATTACAACATTCATGTCCATCTTATTCACCATTTGCGTAAACCAGCCAATGAATACGCTATGCCCAACAAGTACGACACCAAGGGTTCTGGTGCGATTGTTGACTTGGTAGACAACGTGTGGATGGTTTGGCGTAACAAGGAAAAAGAAGATGATGTCAAAGACATTGGACGGGCATCAGCCAAGTTTAACGATTCAGACCAGCTATTGCTTTGCAGAAAGCAGCGTAACTATGAAGGTAGTGGAAACGGTGAACCCACGGTCAAGCTATGGTTTCTACCTGATGCCCAGCAATACGTTGAAAGAGCAGGTGAAGAGCCAATGTTCTTTCCTAACTGGCCTCATATGCGATCAGGGTAAACGCCTATGTACGAGTACAGAAAAAAACAATCAAATCAGGGTGACCGAGTTCAAATCGAACAAAGTGAAGCAAGAGTGATATTTCGTTCTTGGCAAACAACTCAAGACAACCAGTTTGTCAGAGGGATGCTAGAAAGAGCGGAAAAAATGTATGGCATGGGTGCAAAGGAAAGGATCAGATCCTACCTAACCCAAATGAAAGAAGGAACATTGGAATGACTTGGCCTTTTCCACCACCATCTGGACCAATACCCTGGACACCAGAGCAGATCAAACTGTACAAACAACAAAAGCGCGAGAGCGCAGGAGACGCACCATGGTAAAAAACTTTCTACTCATCACGGCGTTGCTGTGCTCGTCAGCACACGCACAGCCAAGTTCTATCCTGTATTCGGGGCAAGAGCTTTACAACAGACTCAGCAGTGATCGATTGTCTGCAATGGGATACATAGCTGGTGTGGCCGATGCCCAATCTGGGGTGGCAATCTGCATCCCGCCCGGTCAAGTCACGCTGGGGCAGATGGCAGACATGGTCAAGCAAACTCTGGAGCGCATACCGTCAGAGCGGCACTTACAGGCTGACATCTTTGTCCAAGCCACGCTGGAGAAGCGCTGGCCGTGCGCAAAGAAAGGTGGTGGGGTATGAGAGGACATTTCTACCTGATCGTTACCCTTGTCATCTGGATTGCGGCGCTCACACTGGTATTCATCTACGCACCCCGGACACACAACCCCACCGACTGCAAACAGTTGGCACAACCAGAGCAAGACAAATGCAAAGCGAGGAGAAGGCTATGACCAAAGACGAAGCACTCGACTTGGCGCTGTATGCGTTGAAAGAACTTGTGGCTCAAACAGAGGCAAGGTTGTTTGCCGTAAAGCATGACCACGTTGCTCTGCAAAACGCCAGAGAAGCCATCACCGCCATCAAGCAAGCCCGTTCAGCACCTGTGCAGGATAAAGGGCCGTGGATTGCTGGCGTTGTTCAAGGACAACCAAAGCGTGTCTACATCCAGTCGGAAGATTTCAAGCACGATGTCCGTTTGTATGTTGACGGTGACTTTGCAAGCGATGGGCAGCGTTTTGAATATGCCGAGCAGATGGCGCAGCAATTTAACACCACCCCACCCGCAGCACAGCGGCGATGGGTTGGGCTGACGGATGAGCAGATAGACAAACTCTTTGGCGATGGCCCTTATGTGCCAGCTATGTTGTTGCGTGATGTTGCCAGAGCCATCGAAGCCAAACTCAAGGAGAAGAACACATGAGAGACACGATAGACATGGCCCGTGAGGCTGGCCTTATTGTGAACAGTCCTTATTTAATGCCTCACGACAATGTGTTGCAGGGTATTAAAGCCTTTGAAGCCCTTGTTCGTGCTGATGAGCGTGAGGCGTGTGCAAAGGTGTGTGAGGAGTTGCTTATGTGGAACGAAGATGACCCCGGAAGCAGTGCAGCCAAAGCCATCCGAGCAAGGGGGAACACATGAGGCCAGACAGCCCCTGCATAGCCATCTGTACAACCCTGTATGACGAAGTTTGCAAGGGTTGTGGACGAACCTACATGGAAGTGGCTTTGTGGAACTCTATGTCAGAAGTTGAGAAAGAAGACATCTGGCAACGCATAGACGCAGAAGCCACAGCATGGCGATATAACACATACAAGGACAGGGCATGACTTTCCAAGTGATATTTCAAGTTGATGGGACACCAGTACCCAAGGGTCGCCCAAGGTTTGCTAGACGAGGTAAATTTGTCTCAACTTACAGCCCAAAAACCACAGTTGATTACGAATCCAAGGTTTCTGAAGCTGCCAAAGAAGCAATGGGGACACAGAAGCCCTTAGAAGGCCCCATAGTGGCTTGTATTTACATCACCCTGCCTATCCCAGCCTCATACAGTAAAAAGCGCTTTAACGCCTGTTTATCAGGTGAAGAGCGTCCAACCAAGCGTAGTGACATTGATAACTTCTGCAAAGCCATTTTTGATGGCATGAACGGGATTGTGTTTGCTGATGACAGCCAGGTTGTTTCTTTGCATGCCACCAAGGTGTATGGCACTGTGGGAATGGTGGAGATCATGGTGCAAGAACATCTCCTATAGGGTTTGTCCCTATGTCAATCAAGTTGATTAGCCATCACAATTGAGGCTCCACAACAGGAGATTGAAATGGAATTGAACGGAAAAAAAATCTTTGCTAGTGTTGCTGATGTCAATCCACGGGATTACCCAGATTTTTGTGATGCTCATTTTGAAGATTGTTTTTTTGAAGATGGCACTGAATTGACAGATGAGCAAGTACAAGAGTTGCATGACAAGTACCCAGATGTACTTTGGGACATGGCTTACGCTTCTTTGCATTGAATAGGAGATTGCAATGAAAGACATACAAACAACTATTTACACAGAATCTGACGCTCGTATCTATATTGATGAGTGGGATAACGGTGGCTTGTGGCTGGCAATTCACAGTAAGTGCTCCACTATGCACACCCCTTTGACTCGCAAAGAGGCAGAGGAGTTGCTGAAAGGTCTACAAGCCATCTTGGCAAAACAGGTGGAAGCATGAGAAAGAAAAGCAAATACAAGCCCCGTGGTGTCCGTGCTGACAACATGTCTTGGATCATTGCTGGCATGAAGAAGGTAGGAACACTACCAACTGCTGGTGTTGCTCTAAAGCTAAAGAACCATGAAGCCTTGGACTCTATCTTGAAGGGTGAAGGAACAAGGGAACATGTTGATGTGCTGATTGCTGCCATGAACATGAGTGAAGCCTTGGTCCGTATCCGTGATGAGTTAGGTGTTGACTGGAAGACAGAGATTAAGGCTGCTCAAGACGCTTTGTTCACGATGGCTAGACGAGGTGTTGAGAAGCACAGCTTTGTTTTTACAGGGCCAGAGATGACTGCTGTGAAGCTGGTTATGGATGTTCATGATGTCCAGTTAGACAACTGCACTGTCAAAGAGATGGAAATGGCCCTTGACCTGGTTCAAGAGGAGATCCGCCTGAAGAAGGCACGACCTATCGTGGAGATGGCGTGATGGACGATCCATACCACTACGAAAAGCCTGAATGGTTGGTGCTTAAACAGCGTGAACACAACAGGCAACTCAGAGAGAAGCGACTAGGTAGGCCAATAGGCACATGGGGTGGCAAACGTCAGGGTGCAGGTCTGAAGAAAAAGACAGAAGAACCCAAGTACACCAACCTTGTCGCACTGACTCTAAACAACATCCAAAAGCAAGTACTCATAGAAATGGGTAATGGTGATCTGGATGCTGGTGTACAGAATTTAATCAACCAACACATTTGAAAGCAAAGCATGGAAATCAACCCAGAGAAAGCTATCCGTTACATCCAGGAGCATGCCGAAAAGTATGCCAAAGCAAAAGGTGATGTGGCCTATACAGAGAACTACCTGAAGGTGGTGAAGTCCCAACAGATGAACAAGAGTGAATCAAGCTCTCTTGGTCAACGAGAGGCAGATGCTTATGCAAGTGCTGAGTACAAAGAATCTATCACTGCCCATAAACAGGCTATTGAAGAAGAGGCTCACCTGAAATGGATGCTCACTGCTGCTCAAGCAAGGATTGAAGTGTGGAAGACACAGGAATATTCCAAACGCTCTGAGATGCGTAATCTTGGATAACAGAAAGGTCGTAATGAATGAGTTGGCTCTTTTCGCAGGTGCTGGTGGAGGCATACTTGGGGGACATCTCCTTGGATGGAGAACAGTCTGTGCCGTTGAGTGGGAACCCTACCCAGCAAGCGTACTTGTCGCCCGACAAAATGACGGCATTCTCCCGCCTTTCCCGATTTGGGATGACGTACAAACCTTTAACGGTTACGCATGGAGAGGACTTGTTGACGTTGTATCTGGAGGATTCCCGTGCCAGGACATCTCAGCCGCAGGTAAAGGTGCAGGGATTGAAGGACAGCGATCAGGAATGTGGTCACACATGGCAAGAATCATCCGAGAAGTGGACCCAGCTTTCACTTTTATCGAAAACTCCCCAATGCTCAGAACAAGAGGACTTGGCACTGTCCTCAATGACCTTAACTCGATGGGGTTCGATGCAAAGTGGGGTTGTATCCCCGCTTCAGCCGTTGGAGCTAACCACAAAAGAGACAGGATCTGGATTGTGGGCAAGTCCAAACGCAAGGGATTGGAAGGACAGCGGAGCAAGCCAAGGAAAGAGGAGGTCTCCCAACTTGGGGACTCAGGTACATTGGCTCACACCGAGAACAGCCGGGATGTGTGGAGGCAGTGGCAGTTGGGATTTGCTGAACAAGAACACGACAGTGGAGGAGGCACGATTGATGGGCGCAGGGAATGGTGGGAAGCTGAACCCAACGTGGGTAGAGTGGATTATGGGGTGGCCGCTAGGGTGGACAGACTTAAAGCCATTGGTAACGGACAAGTACCCTTGTGTGCAGCAACAGCTTGGAGACTCTTAAGCTCATGAACAACAAATTGAATAGCAAAGAACGATTGCATCTTGCAAGAGTGAAAGAACTGCCCTGCTCATTGTGTGATGCACCTGGACCAAGTGAGGCCCATCACGTTAAACAAGGACTGCAATACACCTGTGTTGCTCTTTGCCCTGATTGCCATACAAGTCCAAAGCTTGGCTGGCATGGTGAAAAGAGGATGTGGGCCATCAAAAAGATGGAGGAGATCGATGCCTTGAATATCACCATCCAAAGATTGCTTGAATTAAAATAACCCATCCTTGAAAGGTTTGATATGAACTACGGTGAATTCCTGTTGACCTTGATGCACTCGTCAACAAACACACAAATCCTGCATCGTCAGACAAAGAGCTATGCCGAGCATGTGGCTTTGGGTGAGTTTTATGAAGCCATCATTGACCTGGTAGATACTCTGACAGAAGCCATTCAGGGCCTAGAAGGTGAGATCATTGACTACCCTGTGGACTACTATGGCCCAGCACCTAGTGGTCTGGAGGAGTTGTCCTCACTGAAAGAGTATGTTTCTGAAGAACGCAAAGCTCTTCCGCAGGACAGTGAAATTCAAAACATCGTTGACGAAATCGCAGACTTGATTAACAGTACGCTATACAAGCTCAAATTCTTGAAATGATTCCTTGAGTTGGGACTTAGGGGCCTCCTTAAAAAAGGGGCCTCATTTTTTTTGAGGGGGGGGTCTTTTTTCTGAGAAAAATCATTGACCATCTCACCCTGATTTTGGGCTGTTGAGGGGGTCGCCAAGGGGGTTTCTAAGGGTTTACCCCCATAAAACGCATAGAATCGCCTACAATCGCACAACGCATGCTGATGCACCATAGGTAGCTGCAAACCTGAAAAGCGCCTCAAACGCCCGTTAAACTCGCCTGATGCATGGTTTTTGGCACTGTCAGACAGTCAACCCCTAAGGCAAAGCCAAAAGAAACCCGCTCACGCTACCGCCTAGCCATCAATCGGCTATCAATCGGAAAAGCTCACGCCTAGCCCATGAGGGCCAATAAAGAAAACAAAAAAAGCCCCTAAGGGCTTATCGTTTGAAGTTTGGTTCTGTCATCTTCAGGATGAATTCACAGGGATCATCCATGAATTCATAAATTTCATCGATCCGTTGCCTTAGGGCTTCTGCCTCTTCAGCCGTGAACAGTTGCCCGTGAGCATTGATAACGCTAGACGGATCATCCTCTGGATGAAAAAGTAAGCCCTCTTGATCAAGACAAAAGAAAAAGCCTTCAGCGTCTGCCTCTGATTTGATAGGGGTTAGGAATAGCGGGTTCATGGTTAGCCTTTTATGAA